GAACAGTACCACCAACCGTCAGTTTCTTGTCCTTGGCTGCATTATATACGGCATCAAGCCACGGTTTGACTGCTGCCGGAACTGTTGAAATGATTGATTCATACCAGTTCTTGACCACTGTACTGACGATCATGTCAGCGGGTCTAATGTCACCATTCCAAACACGCTTGACCTTACATGACCCAACACCTTCAATACTTTTGACCTTTGCCATATAATCAGCGTGGTTGCCACCAAAGGACTGTTCATTGAAGCTGTCAAAGTAACGCTGTCTGAAAACTTCTGTATCTTCTTCATCTTCACCGGGAATAAGTACGCTTGTCAGGCTTGCCGTCTGCAATCCGTCAATATATTCCATTGGTATCATATCCCCAAGGTACTGATTGCCAACAACACCTTCTGTTTCACACTGAACCTTGTATGTTCCCGGTGTGATCTGTTCAGTCACAACATAGTTGATTTCACCAATGTTGAAACGCTTTCCAGTAACATCAATGTTTGTTGGTGTGAACTCACCTTGTAAGATTGCCTTGG